CAAAAGAATCTATTTCCGCCGTTTGAGAAAAGCCTGGATATTCTCCTGGAGCTGCTGAAAGGGGAGGGTACGGATGGATGAAAAGATGCTGAACAAAGAATTGATGGCGAAGGTCGGCCGGAAGTTCTACGGCCATACGAACCTATACACCAAGTATACTCCTAAGATTCCGGAGGCAGCGGAACTCGAGTATATCCGCATGGTGAATGAATACACCGGCATCCTTAAAGAGGAGCTGGAGGCGGAGTTCCCTGCACTCAAAGAGATTTACAAGAGGGAGAGGGACGCGGAAGTCCTGGGGCGCCGGGAAGATTCGGCAACGGATTTTCTCCTGGCCGTAATTGACATATTCAACAGAGTGCGAAACAGAGTGGTTGCCAGGTGTCTTTCCTTCGGCTTGAAGAAAAGGCTTTTGAACCTGGCACTTATCAACCGGCGGATGACAACCAAAGAATGGGAGAAGGCCATCCGCACAAGCCTGGGAATAGACATTCGCAAGGATTACTACCTGGGCGATTTTTATTTAGACCAGCTGGCAAAATGGGTGAGTGAGAATGTGGACCTAATCACTTCCATCCCGAAAGTAACACTTGACAAAATGAAGGATATTGTCATGGAGGGGTTCAACCGGGGGCGCAGGACTACTGACATAGCAAAAGACATCCAGCTTGCATACGGAGTGAGCAGAAAAAAGGCGCGGTTCATAGCCAGGGACCAGACGGCGAAGCTCAATGGGCAGATTCAACGCGCCCAGCAGATGGACGCAGGGATTACGGAGTATATCTGGAGTGATTGCGGAGATGAACGTGTCCGCAAGAGCCACCGGAGGCTGAACGGCCAGAAGTTCTCCTGGGAAGGGGAAGGGCCGGAGACCGACAATGGGAGGCACTGTCATCCCGGCCAGGATTTCAACTGCCGGTGCATAGGCAGGCCGGTATTCAACCGGAACACGCTGAACCTTCCGGTAAAGGAGGATGGCGGCATCAAGGTAACAATCAAATGATAGGAGGTATCGGAGATGGAAAACGCTGTAAAAGCGATTTGCCAGGCTTTAGTGGAAGAGGCTGGATTAGTTATCAGTCATACGGATAAAATCGCTGCTTTAGGCTCCAGCGAGGCCAGAACAACGGCACAAGCGATTGATGGTATGCGCCTGGATGCGGTGGAGCATATCCAGAATCTTACACTGGAGCTTACAAGGCTAATCACTTCCGGAGAGGAGCCTGGAGAGGCGGAATCCGGAGAAGAGCCGGAAGGGGAGGGGGCGGCTGAATGATGGAACCGAAATTGAGAAAAGTGCGGCGCCTGGACACTATCCGGCTGGATAAGGATGATAGGACGTACTTCACAGAAGAAGGGTATCTGGTAGACCACCCGATTCTTACATCGTGTGGGATATTCGAATACACAAACCCCGATGGTAGTATTCGGAGGGAATTGCGACTGCCGGAGTATGTGTTCAACGAGAAATCGCTGGCTACATACAAAGGCAAACCCATTATCATCACCCATGAAGCAGGCATCGTGAGCAAAGATAATGTGGATAAGGAGCAGATTGGAACCATTCTTACGAATGGGTACCAGGACGGCGAGGATGTCCGCGCTGAAATCATCATCCACAATACGGATGCCATGAAGGACAGCGGATTAAAAGAACTTTCCCTGGGATACAATCTGGACCTGGTGGAGGAGCCGGGGACTTATAACGGCGAACCTTACGATGCAATCCAGACGAATATTGTCATAAACCACCTGGCACTTGTGGCATCGGCACGAGCCGGGGAGCAGGCCAGGCTCAACATTGACGGTTCGGACGAACCGGAACTTAAAGGAGGTAAATTGATGGTAAATGAAACAAAAAGCCGCGCAGACGGCGGCGCAATGTCGGCTGAGGAGCTGAAAAAGGCTATCGAGGCGTACAAGGAACGCAAGGCAAGCAGAGCCGGAGCCACCGCTGGGAGCGAGGAGCCTCCGGCAGTTGATGAAGCCGGGGCAGCTGCGGCAGAGGAAACCACCACGGAGCCTGCAACCGAGGAGGAGAAAGCCGCAGACGGAGAAGGGTGTGAGGAGCCTGCATCGGAGGAGGGAAGTTCTCCTGCCGACATCGCGCAGATGGTGAAAGACCGGCGCGACCGCAGGGATGCAGAGGAGGACCCGAAGGATGTCGAGGGGGCTATGGGAATCATCGCCCAGCAGGACGAGGACATCGACATGCTCCTGGCCTGCCTGGAGAAAATGATGGCCGATGCGGAAGTAGACAGCGCGGATAATGCGGACGGCGGAGCAGATGCGGCGGACCAGGCGGACAATGCTGACAAGGCGGACGGTTCCGATGATAAGAGCTGCTCTCTCAATGCAGATTCAGCGGATGAAATCTTCCGCCAGCGTTTGAGCATCTGCCGGATCGGGGATAAGCTCCGCATGGACGGCCTGGAGAATAAGAGCATCCTGGAAGGGAAAAAGGCTATCATCGCCAAAGTCCTCCCGGCCATGAGGCTTGACGGAAAGAGCCGGGCCTATGTGGATGCCGCCTATGACATGGCCGTGAATGAGGTCAATAAGCGGAAGGATGTTTCCTTCCAGAAAAAGCAGATGGCCGGGAAAACGGCTCCTGCACAGGAAACCAGGGCAGACGGAAACCCTGCCGGTAAAAGCGCAGCGGCGCAGGCAAGACAGCGCATGATTGATAGAGAAGGAGGTAAGCAGTAATGGCAGCACAGATGAATTACAGTTTTGATACCCCGAAGGGTGTCGCAGGCGGCAAAGTAGACCTCGCATATGACGAGGTAGTGACGAGGCAGAATGAGGAGGCGGACGGCAAGCTGAAATTCGGTATGGCGGCAGCTGTAGGAACGTCCGCAGGCTCCACGGTGAAGGTACCGGTGACGGGTACCACAAAAGCAAAGATTGAGGGCGTTGTACTCCATGCGGCGAACACGGAGCAGGATATGTCCGGGAAGGTCATTCTGAAAAAGGATGTATCGGTCGGCATCATGCGCAGGGGGCATGTGTGGGGCAGGCTGGCAGGCGGCGCGGTTCCTTCCTACTCCGGCATCGCTTATGTGGTGCTGGACGGCAAGGATGCAGGCTGCTTTACCAGCAATAGCGCGGCATATTCCGTGTATGAGAAATGCGAATCCACGGACAGCGGTGCAAAGCAGGTTGTGGCAGACAGCACCGAATCTCCGACCGCGAGCCAGGTCAAGCTCTCTGACGTTACGCCGGTTGCATCCGGATACGCTCCGGCGGTCGGTGACTATGTTGTGAGTAAGCAGCTGCATGGGGCAACCCTGGACATCGGGGCGAAGTTCGGCAACGCAAGTGACACCGATAACGGTATTGCCGTTATTGAGCTGGGATAAGAAAAGGAGGAGACTGAACAATGAACGAAAACAAGAGGTACAATCCCGATATGCCGTCCGAAGGTTACGACCAGGCGGACTATGAGGCATTGAAGGCATCCAACATCATGCCTACCCTGGCAACTGTAAAAGGGATGCACTTTGACAGCGCGGAGGATGCGAGTATTTTCTTTGCAAGGGAGCTGGACTATGTAAAATCTAAGTCCTATGACAAGATTTATCCGGAGTTTACCGCTCTGAACCATTTCCCGATCACCCATGAGGTTCCGGAAGGCGCGGAAACCGTGACGTATTACAGCTATGAGAAGACCGGCTTTGCCGCCATCATCAGCAATTACGCCACCGACCTCCCCAGGGCTGACGTGAAGGGAGAGCCGACCACGGCATCCGTGAAGTCCATCGGTGACAGCTACGGTTACTCCATCCAGGAAATGAGGGCCAGCAGACATGCAGGGAAAAGCCTGGACACCAGAAAGGCAGAGGCGGCTCGTTACGCAATCGACCGGACGGCCAACACCATCGCATTTGCCGGTGATAAAGCCCATAAGCTCATGGGTATGCTTTCCGCTGACAACAACATCCCTCTGTTCACGCTTTCCACGGTAACGGTTGACGGAGTGCAGCATACAGAGTTCAAGTACAAGAGCGCACAGCAGATTTTGGATGACATCAATGGCATGTTCGGCTATATGGCGAATATTACCCAGGACGTAGAGAGGGCGGACACTCTGATGCTGCCTTCCGATGTCTACATCGACATTTCCACCAGGCAGATTCCGAATACAGGATTTACGGTAAAGAAATTCCTGCTGGATAATGCGCCGTACTTGAAGGATATTATTTCCGCTCCGGAAATGTCCGGGAGCAATAAATCCACGAACCCTTACGGTAAAAACGTGATGATGCTCTACACCAACAGCGAGGAGAAGTTCTCCCTGGAGATTCCGATGGCGTTCTACCAGTATCCTCTCCAGAACCGCAACCTGGAGGTCATCATCCCTTGTGAGGAGCGGATCGCCGGTATCATTCTGTATTATCCGCTGTCTGCGCTTATTGCAGTCGGCGTCTAAGGAAGGAGGAAAAAAGCGCATGGCTATGAAGATAGAGAATATTTCCACTGGAAAGGTTATCGGCATCGGGGAGGTTACTATCCTCCCCGGAGAGGCTAAAGAGGTTCCTTTGGCATACGAAACAAGCCCCATCCTGGAGGTTTATAAGCAGATGGGATTTGCCAGGATCACCGGGAAACCGTCCGCCCCTGCCAAAACGCAGGAAGAGGTAGAGGCAGAAAAAAAGGCGGCGGCTGAAAAGGCTGCTGCAGATGCGGAGGAGCTGCGGAAAGCGCGTCTGGCATCCCTGGAGGGAATCAGCGAGGAGGGACTGGCATCCCTGGCAAATGAGCTGGGAATCAATCCTGCGGAGTGCAAGGACCAGGCCGATGTTCTGAAAAAGGTCAAGGCAGCGCTGACGAAGAAAAAATAAGGAGGGAGGTACTGACGATGGACGCACTCGATATTTTCCGCATTGTTGCGGCAGAGTTCGCGGACGTGCCGGATGATGATGTGGTGGACCCGGATACCGGAAAAAAGACCTATGGCGTCAAGACATTCCTAAAGCTGTATTCCGATCAGATTTCAGAAAAGAGGTTCGGTAGCACGTACCAGAAAGCCCTTGCATATCTGACCGCCCACAAATTAAAGATGAATGGCTACGGGAACACGGAGAACGGAACCATCGGGGATTCCCTGCGAGTGAGTTCCTATTCGGAAGGAGAGACCTCTATAACCTATGCCACCGGACAGCAGACGAACCTCCAGGTTGATGCGGAATATGCACTTACCGTATACGGCCTGGAGTTTCTTACACTCCGGAGGAACGCCATCATCCCTATCATAAGCGCAGGGGAGGCGAAAACCTATGGGCATTAAGTTCAGAGACCGGCTCACACCGGAGGGGCAGAGGTTCTTCCGGGAGCTGGGGGAGCTTAAAAAGCTGGAGGTTCGTGTCGGATTCCAGAGGGGAGATGCCCAGGAGGAAGACGGGACGGACATGTGCGATGTGGCGGCTTATAACGAGCTGGGGACGGACCACATACCGGCCAGGCCATTCATCAGACAGAGCGTGGATGACAACGAAAGCAAGATAAAATCATTCTTGAAAGGGGAAGTTAAGGATTTCGCGCAGGGGAAATCTGCGGAGCAAATTCTGAAAGAGATAGGCATATTCCAGAAGGACCTAATGCAGGACAAAATCACTTCCGGGAGCTTTGCCCCAAACGCGGAATCCACAATCAAGAAGAAAGGCAGCAGCAAGCCTCTGGTTGACACCGGGCGGATGCGGCAGTCTGTGAACTATGTCATCCAGAAGAAAGGAAGTGGTGATGATTGAGATTTCTGAAAAGGCCATACACGATAAGGCGGTATTCTGCGCCGGTTTATGCGCGTGGGTATTCTTCTATACCCTACGAAGATATAACGCTCCCTATGGACGTACAGACGCTAGAGGACGTGACTGTGACAACTCCAGACGGCACTGAATCAGTCCAGAGGCTAAAGGTTTTCTGCGATTATGAAATCAAGGTTGAGGATGAAGGGAAACAGCAGAAGTCGGACCGGCTCTGGTATCAGGGGAAATGGTTTGACTGCAAGTCCAGCCGGTTAAGCGAGAACACGCCCCTAAGACACTACACGGCTACTTTTATTCAGTGCCTAAAGCAAGACCAGGGGCCTGGGCCTGGAGAGGAGGAAAAGGGAGAGGAGGGTACGGCGAATGAACCTGGTGGAAGTTAGGGAAGTACTTTACGATGCTACGGAAAAGTTTTTCACCGGGGCAGCTATTATCTGGACAGAACAGATAAACACAAAGCCTCCAGCGCCGTATGTCACCCTTAAAACCGGCGGCATCAGAAGGGACACCTTCCCGATCACCGACGAGGAGGGGCGCAGCGTATACCAGTGCGGCACTACCCTGGAAGTAAATCTATATACGAACGGAAAGCCGATGCCGTCCGGGAAGAATCAGACCGGCAATTTCATTGATACCGCAACGTCTGACTTATCAGAGTTCGCCATCTTCTTGGATTCAGAGAGGATGACAGACTTTTTTAGTAAGAATGGCATGGGCATCCTGCTCATGCCCCCGGTGCGGAACCTTACCGGCCTGCAAAACAGCACACAGTACCGGTACCGGGCGATGGCGGAGTTTACGGTTTCCTATGTCGAAGAGGCAGATGGACAATATGGCATCAGCAAAATGCCGATGGTTCCAAACAGCTCCGGAGGCGGAACAAGCAATATGGCAGCTGCTACGACAGATACCATAGAAAATGTAGAATTGATAGAGGAATCAGAAGGAGGTAAAGACAATGCAAAACAATCCATTGGATGACATTGTAAAATGCGACATCGAGATTGCAAATCCGGGTTCAGATGACGCCACATTTGACAGCATTTTGCTGGTGGTGCCTGCTCCGGAGGTGGAAGGCATCTCGAAGCTCACAAAGACCACGGCCATTTCAAAGGCCGATGAACTGCTCAACTACGGATATACCGTGGAGGACGGCGCATACCTGGCGGCATCGGTGGCATTTTCGCAGTCTCCATCACCGGGGGATGTGTATGTGGTGGTGCGGAAATCAACAATCCCGGAGGCGGAGGAGGGAGATACCGAAACCACGGAGCCTACACCGGTGTATGAGGACATCCGGGATACGCTTGCCAGGGCAAACCGCGAGGCTTCATTCTACGGAATCCATATTACGGATTTCAAAGACGCGGAGGATGTCCGGAATGCTGTAAGCTGGACAGAGACGCAGGAGAAGATTTTCGGGTTCGAGTATACAGACATTAACAGCTGCCCGATCAAGAATTTTTCCTATTACCGGAGTTTCGGTAAGTTCTCCGGCCTGGCAGATGGATACGAAGGTAATGATAAGCCTGCGGAGAATGAATACGCTGCGCTTGCAATAATGGCAAAGTGTTTTGGGTACCAGCCCGGCTCCGAGACCTGGAACCTTAAAGAGGAGGCAACCATCGTTCCCTCCAGGCTCACGTCCGATCAGAAAAAGACGCTGGAGGCAAACAATATGAATGTGAATCTCCGGTATGCAAGCTGCAACTGCAACATGGGCGGAAAGATGCTCTCCGGTGAATGGATAGACGTTATCCGTTTCCGTGACTGGCTGAAAAACCGGATGCAGTTCCTGGTATTCGGTGTTTTGAAGGCCAATACAAAGGTTCCGTTCGAGGATAGTGGCATCGGGGCAATCCAGGGAGCGATGGAAAAAGCTCTTTCAGAAGGGCAGACGCACGGAGGAATCGCACAGACATCATTCGATGCTGACGATAACGAGATTCCGGGTTACGTGACTTCGGTTCCCCTGGCAAGCGATTTGACGGAGGACCAGCGGAAATCACGCAAGCTGCCTAACTGTAGATGGCGGGCGCGGCTTGCAGGCGCCATCCATTTGGTAGAAATTGACGGCACACTGAGATTCTAAGAGAGGAGGATAAAAACATATGAGAGTAACAACGTACAATCCCAAAGAAGTGACCTGCGCTCTTGGGAATCACATTCTGTCTGGATTCGCGGATGACAGCTTTATTACCATAGAGCCTGCCGGTGATGGCACCAGCTATGTGAGCGGTGCGGATGGTGAGATTGCCAGGAGCATTGACCCGTCCAAAATCTACACTGTAAAAATCGCTCTGCTGCAGGCCTCCAGGAGCAATTCCTTCCTGGAAAAGAAATACCGGCAGGACCAGAAGAACGGCCAGGGAACATTCTCTGTGAATATCGCAGACATCCTGGGGGCGGAGAAGTTTGTGGGGGCTGTAGGCTGGGTGACAAAACCGGCATCGTGGGTTCGAGGAAAGACGCAGAACAACCGGGAATGGGAAATTGTTGTAGCAGAGGGAGATTTCAAATAAAAGCATAGGAGGATAAACACATGGCACTGAAACAGATGGAGCCGACAATGGAGACGGTCGGCGGTTACAATTTTTATATCAGACCTTTTGCTGCTTTCAAGGCAGCGAACCTTACCGGGGAGCTGGCATCCGTGCTGGCTCCCCTTTTGGGAGCATTGGCGCCCCTGGTATCAGACCAGAAAGAAGGGAGCCTCATGGACGTTGATGCGGCGCAGGCTGCGGAGGCGCTTTCCAACTGCACAAACATTTCCGGGGACAAGATGGAAAAGCTCATGCAGAAATTGCTCCTGGGAGGGCATATCGTTGTGGAACTGCCGGACGAGGAGGGAAAGACTAAGCCGGAGCGCCTGGACATGGACATTGCAAACGAGATTTTCTGCGGTGAAGTCCAGGATATGTTCATTCTCTGTTTCCATGTAATCAAACTGAATTTCAACGGTTTTTTCAAGAAAATCGCCGGCCTATCTGGGAAAGCAGGGTTGGCGGTTCCGAAGACTCCGCGCAAAGTTATCTGAAATACGGCAAGTTTGATTATGAGCAATTTAGCGAGTTGGAATTACGCTGCTACATTCTGATAAAGGCAGGAATCGCCTCGATGCAGGAATTGAAGGAATATTACACCCTGGACGAGGCGCTGAAGCTGTATGCACTCTACCTCATGGAGCGCGATGTGGAAAAGGGGCGGGCCGACGAGCTGGAAAGGAGGAATAAGTAAAACTTGACCATAAGAGACATAGCTGTGGCATTCGGGTTTGAGGTGGATTCACAGAGCGAGAAAAAGGCGGAAAACTCCATTAAAGGGTTAAAGAATCTCGCTACAAAACTTCTCGGTGTAATCGGCATAGGATTTTCCATAGCTGGTCTCAGTAATTTAGCAGAAACCGCAGCAGAGGCAGAGGCGCTGAAATCACAGTTCTCCCAGGTGTTTGGCGAGATGGAAGATGAAGCGGCAAGCAAGCTGAACGCAATAGAGGCGGATACCGGCGTCATGGTGAACCGGACGAAGGGCAGCTTCACACAGATCGCCGCCTTTTCTAAGACGGCAGGTGTGGAGCAGGCAGACGCGCTTGACATCGCGAACCGGTCAATGATAGCCGTGGCAGATTCCGCCGCTTTCTATGACCGGTCCATAGAGCAGGTGACAGATTCCCTGCAATCGTTCTTGAAAGGAAATTTTGAGAACGATGCCGCCCTGGGGCTGTCGTGTACAGAAACCACCAGGAACGCAGCGGCAAAC